ATAACTACCCGTTTCGGTTGGGATAAACCAAAATTCAAATTTAATTGCATATAAATCACCTCCCCAATGTGGTGTTCCGGTTGAACCATTACACATAGTTGCAAGTGGAACTTCACCGGTATGTGTTATAGTTGTATTTGAGTTTGCCGTATTTAACATATTGTCAAATTCGGCTGCAGTATATGGAAATTGCCCATACTGATTCAAAGCAGCAGTTCCGTTATGTGTCTTATAAGAGGTATAATTAACATAACCCACTCCTGATTGAGAGTAGGTTATGAATGATAATATTGTTAAGAGGAATGTAACTAATAATTTTTTCATTATTCAACTATTAAATTGATTTTGTTACCACTACCATCTACGGCATCTGAGAGAACAAAGTAAAATAAACCTGCTGTGTTTGTTAATGGTGACTTCGGTGTAAATATTAATTTATATGGAGTACCTGTTTTGATTCTTGCAGTTTTCAATTGGTCCATTGAACCAAATGTTAATCTACCATTGTTGTGTGTAGAAAAGTTTGTAATAGTAGAACCTGCATCGAATATCACATTATCCAAAGTTAATTTAGATTCGTCATAATTCATAATCACTTCTAATCCAGCTAATCCTTCTTTTGTTAAATTAGTTGTTAATACCACCTTACCACCTTCTAATGTAGAGGATACACTTAATTTAGCGTTTTCCAATACCGGTGGAGTATATGCCATTGATTTTATTGACATTGATTTATTAACTCCAACCTCATCATTACCTTTAATTGAATTTGCGTAATTACCAGTTGCTATTCTACTTGCTATTTCGGTTAGAGAAGATGAGTGAGAAAAATCTAAATCACCATTCCAAGCAAAAACCATATCTACGACCTGTGTTGGTGTTGTTACTGTTGTTATGTACTTATTTGTGCCATCTAACCATCCTTGATTTAATAATGAACTACCATAACGAAGTGATGTTGCAGTAGATGATGGAATATATGCTTTTGTACTCATATCTATACCCATCACATGTGAAAATAGGTAATAGGCATCTGTCTCATTATAAGTACCTGTACCTGCACCATCATCTTTAGATACATTGGCCATTAATAGTTCTCGATTATATTTAAAAAAGTTTTTTGTACCACCAATATCAGTTTGGGCAATACCTAAAAATACTTTATATGCATCAGATACTGTTATAATATTATTCATCCATGCCTTACCATTTGGTGGACTTACCATTAATCCAATCGTATCGCCAACTTTAATTTCAGTAGTAAATGTTGCTTCACCACTTGCATCTAATTGTTTAAATGCTAATGGGGGTTTAGTCCAATCAACATCAGTTTTAGTTGCGTTTAATTGTAATAATGAAATTCCGTGGTCTGCAATAGTATAACCGGTTGGAAACAATACCCTCACTTTAAATGAAGATGCCCCACCTCTCACTGTCCCTAATGAAATTGTACCAGGATTTGTGGTGATTGGAGTGATATACTCACTTGTAGCATTGATGGAATACGCTAAATCTAATTTATGAATATTGGTATAATCGGATAACTCTTTGATTATATATTTTTGAGTTGCTATATCACCATTGATTGATGCATCGGTTCTTTGTACCGTCAATTGTCCTGCGTTCCAATCTGCATTGGCCACATAACCCCACGGAGTTGCTAAATATTGTGCATATAAACTTGTAGCGGTAATACTATTTGCAGTACTTGCTGTAAATTTATACCCAGTCCAACCGGTATAGAATGTTTGTACTGAAGACCCTTGTGAGAACGCAGTAGAAACATATGATAATGCTTTATTATTGAATTGGTATCTTAACCAAAAATAACGAGGTGTTGTTGTACCTTTATCAACTGTATATTTTACCGAAAGAGTATCACCAACTTTTAAATTTGAAGTGGGTGAGAACGATTGATTAATTGTCAATTGTGCTTGTGTTGTAAATGTTAATAGGGACATAACTAGTATCCCTAAAAATATTAATAGTTTTTTCATTTTTTTTGTTGTTTTTCTATTTGAATTACCAATGATTCACATGCTTTTTTAATAGCATTACTTAAACTCTGTTGATTGAATTTACCACCCTCATCAACTATTAGTGTAGACATTGAGACTCCAGATGAACCCGCTTCTACTACAATATCTTTTCCTTTTTTACCTTCTTTAAAAAGATTTGCTTTTAAGCGAACAACAACTTCATCTTCATTTTTATGAAATACCGAAATGTTTGTTTTAGTTGTTAAGACATCTAAGTAAACAATTTCAACTTTTAATCTATATTTGGCTGATTCAGATAACCCATATCCCTTTTCTTGTAAAAACTCTTCTAAGATATTTTTTACACCAAAAGCTAGATTACGATTTCCTGCTAACTTACCAATTTTAACCTGATTTTCTACGGATTCAACAAAAATATGGTCTTCTGGAACATACCATATATTTTCGGGTGAGTTTTTGAATGTACCATCGATTCTCCATTCAATCCAATTTACAACATCTCTTTGTAATTCATCTTTACCAGAGAATTCTAAATAAACAAAGAATAGTTGGAATGCTAGAGCGAAAAAAATCCATGCACCTACTACGGTCAAAAGTGCATTTAGTGCGTAACTATGTAAATTACGGCGTAAACTCTGAATTACCTGTTTCATATAATACCTTTTTTTTAATTGAAAACTAAAACTAAAAAAATAACCTATTTATGAAACGTGTTCTTGCTAATAAGTATTATTCAAAAACAAAAAACCTCATTGTTAAATGAGGTCTTGTAATTCTTGATTAAAATTTTCTTCAGATATCTTTTTAAATTCATCTCGTTTATCAAAAGCACTGAGATGATTTAATAGATGTGAATTATTTCGGTATTTATAATTTTCACAAATTACTAAATTTTTTATTTTAAATTGATGTATTTCCATATCAGTAGTTGTCATCAATTTTTCTGCTGCCCACATTATAAATGTATCTTCAAATCCATAATGACTAAATGTTTCCGGTATCCCAATTCTTCGTAATAATTGTGCAGATAAACAAGTAAACCAACCTCCATTAAATTTATATTTTGGTTGATTATCTATTACATTATTAACTATTTCTAATGTAACCTCTCCTTTAACTCCACAATCTATATATGGATTATTTGTAAGATGATAATCTAATGGTTTTGTTAAATACTTTTCGTTAACTAAGCAATCCCATGTGGAATCACCAACTCTAACAATCTCCGGCGTTATAATAGTATATGGATATACATCATTAATTGCTATTAGGGTTTCCTCCATATAAGATAAAGTTTTTTCATCAAATATGATATCACTATCCAACCAAATATAATAATCTGCAGTTTCTTGAGTTTCTAATGTATGTCTTCTATGTGATACACATCCTTTTATATCTTCAGATGCGGTGAAGTATTTTGCACACCAATCACTATGTGCTGATAATTTTAATAATTTATCAATAAAATAACTTTTTGGTAACGCAGAACGTTTCCAATCAACCATATCATTTGCAATACACATACTCACATCTAACACCCATTCGTGTTTTCCACTTAGGTGTTTTGATGCACGTCTTAATTGAGTTAGTAGGGTTTCTAAATCATCAATTTCATGCGGTAAAGTAAATATCGATATTACTATCCTCATTTATTATTCAATATATTTTGTAAACCGATATAAAATAATTCTTCGTTATATTTTTTATACTCTTCGCGTTTATCTATAAATTGTATCTGTCCTTTATAAGTAGTTATCCTATCAAAATAATTTTCACAAACAACTATATTTTTTAATTTGAATTGTTTTATGGTGGGGTCTTCCAATATATTTGCACCCCACATTAAGTAAGTATCATCCAATCCATAGTGTCCATAGTTTTCTGGAAATGGAATTGCCTTCATTAATTCTTTTGAAATTAATGCAAACCACCCACCACCAAATTTCATATATGGTTGGTGATGAACATTATTTCTAACCTCTTCCAATTTTGGGTCAACCCCATCACCAATAATGGTATCTATATATGGATTATTAGTTGCCTGATATCCTATTGGTTTAGTTATAAATCTTTCGTTAACCAAACAATCCCACGTGGAATCCCATTGTCTGACTATTTCTGGAATTGATACAAATTTAGGGAATCCTGCATACTCAATTACATCTATTGAATTGATTGAATGTGCTAGGGTTAGTGGGTCAAAGATTATATCAGTATCTAACCACAAATAATATTTTGAATCAGAATACGATGCTAATCTTCGCATTGAGGTACAACCATTTATAGTAGTTGTAGTTTCAAATACCACGCTTCCTGCCCAATCCGTTAGTGGTTTTAATCCTAAAAACTTTTCAGTACATTCTTCTTTGGTAACACTACTTTTACTCCAATCAATTATCTCATCAGACACACACATAACAATATTAAATTTAATATTATCACATTGTTCTTTTGTTAGATAATCCTTTCCAATATGTAATCGATTTAATGATTTTTCTAAATCATCAATGTCGGTGGGTGATATCCAAATTACAATTTCTATCATACTAATTCTGCTACTTTTGCCATTTTACCAAATACAGATATTGTATTCTGACCAACCAATGGTAAATTATCAGTTAACATAACCAATTGGTCTTTATCTATTATATATTTGTATTCATCTTTTATCTGCACTGATTCTCCTTTACTCTTTTTATTTTTAATATAATTGATAAAGGTATTAGGGTTACTCCCCCATGTAATATTACCAATTCTAATAATGTTATAATTTTCAAAATTAGATTTAACTAATAACTCCATTCTTAGTTTGTGTTGTAAGTATTTGTTACTATCTACCTTTTGGTTATCATCAACTGTTATGGAACTGAAATAGAATAAACACTTTGTTCTATCTTGTTTATCTAACAATTCAATTTCACGCATAAATTCAGATTCTCTTGTTTCATTACTATTAGAAACACCCGATGCAAAAAAGATTGTCCCCTCTCTATCATTTAAGACAGATGCAATATCACCTTTACCTACAATCATTATTTATATAAATTTTTAATTTGATTTTTAAGATACGGGTCTCTATCGTATTGATGTACTATTACAAACTCCTCACCTTTTTGATTATAAAACTTACCATCTTTATATGTTGGAGTTGGTTCTAATAATGGAATTTCATTTTTCTTAATCCAAACTGTCCCCAATTGAGTTGCAAATCCTTCTTCTTGTGATACAAACTGAACTGAGTTTTTAAAATGGTCTAAATGGATTAAAACATTATATGCTGCTTGGTCTGAAAGTTGTTCTGGATTTGCAGTTGTTTTACTCCATCTATAAATTTCAATAAATAGGTCTCTAATTGCATTCCTTTTTCCAACAATAGTTCCTGCACAATAACTGATTTGGTTTTTCATTCCATACTCCCACTCCATTGGAAACGTTGTTCCACTATTGATACAAGTCCACGATTCGTTTTGCATTATCATACATTCTGAAAATGCTAATATATTACCCTTCATCTGATTATTCAACCATTCCGTTGGGTCTTTTTGAAATACCACATCTTTTACATCAGTCCAAATGATTATATCGGTTTCATATGATTGTAAAAGTGCATACATATCTCTAAATCTTTGTAAGATAATGTGTTCTTGTAATTCAGATTGAAATACTATCCAACCTTTCTTTGTAAGATATTCTATAACATCCTTAGATACTTCATAAATTAACATTACTTTCTCACCTGTGAATCCGCTTTTCTCAATTGATTCAACATATGGTCTAATATCATCTATTCCGTATTTGGTTATACAACCTACTATTGTGTATTTCATTATAACTTTCTAATTTCTTCTATATCTTTTAAATAGTTTACAATTTCAAACTCACTCCAATCTTTATCAATCCAACCCTGTTTTACCATCCAGGGCTCTACTAATTGTTTATTTATTACAATTCTACTTCCCGAACATTGTATAATTATTTGTAAAATACAATCTGACCAACCAATTAATTTTGTAAATTTTGCTATTTCATCATATTTTTCCCATAATTCATCTTTACAAAATTCCCAACCTCTTATAAAAGCCTGAACATTAATAATACATCCACCACAACAACCATACTTATTATCCGTTATATTTCCACCAAATGATTTAATAAAATTTAATATAGCGGATGGTATTGGATTATTTGTAGTTACTATACTTGCACCGAATTCATCATTTAATATAGAAATTGGTTTTAATATAAAAACATCTTCTTCTAAAATAATCATATATTTGGATGTTGTTCTTAAACATGCATCATATATTCCATTTAACCATTCAAATGCATTTTCTTTTGGCCAATGAGTTCTAAAATTTTCATCACCTGATGGGTTATTATTTGAGTAATCTCCAAAAATACCACATCTTCCAACTTTTATTGAATTAATCTTTATACTTCCATTATATTTATTTGATATTTTGGTATAACCATCAACATCACCACCCACATCTATTGTTAAAAATAAATCAGAGTCTGGATAAAATTTTCTAAATGTTTCTACTGATTTTTCTCCTGCTTCTATATTTTGGTATCCCCATAGGTACGCAGATAATTCATTTTTCATAACTTATATTTTTTCGAAATAACCACCCACTTTAAATTTAGTAATTCCATTTATTGATTCTGCTTCGTTTGGTACAAATTTAGCCGGGTCTACTAAACGAAAATCAACCGATACTCTTGTTTGACCACTATGATTGTTTTTATTACCATGATATAAATTTGCACCACTAAATACTAAAATTTCACCATAGTTTACTTCGTATGGTTGGTAATCACCTTTATCTGCTTTACTTTCCATCCAAATAGTGTTTTGTTCGTTGGTATTTACAAATGGCATCCAAAAATTTACTTCTGATGTTCCATGATTATAAGTACTATCTTTATGCCATTCACCCACTCCTAAATTACCTTCTGCTAATTGAACTCTGAATGTTGGGATAACTTGATAAATAATTTCATCATATCCAAATCTTTCTTTAAGTTCTTTAATCAATTCTAAATAAGTAGGTAAGAATTCCTCTTTATATTTTTCGTAATATCTTTTATGCCAAATTGTAAATTGGTCTTTTTCTCTAACAAATAAATCATAATGTTCCAATGTATGTAAATTTTCTAATGGGATAGTATCTCCTTCCCATACTTCTAATATTTCTGAAACTATTTTTCTAAAATCGTACTTTTGTATATCGTAACTGATTTTGTAAGGTGTTTGTAAATACATAATTTATATTTTAATATTGTTTAATAACTTATTCATGTCTTTCTAATTTAAAAAAAGGATTATTACCTGTCCAATATATTTCATCTAATATTATATTTATATTTTCTTTACCTATAAATTTTTCCAAAGATGGTAATATATTATGCATTCCGGTAATTTTACCACCAACAGGATTTATTAACATATCTTCACATGCTGATATAAATGGTTCTAAAAATTTATAATCAAACGCATAAAAAGTATCGGTTGTGAATTTCCATTCTTCGTTCCACCAAAGATATTCCTTAAATAAAAAATTAAATTTATCATAGTGTAGATTACCTAATGATAGTGGGTTTTGTAAAAATCGCAAATCAAATCTTGTTGAAATAACAAAGTCCAATTCTTTATTTTTTAATAATTTTAATCCTGCAATATAGTTATCATTCAATGGATATCCTATTGATGTATTTACTTCACTTATGGGCATTAAATAATATTCCTTTGGATTATATATATCTAACATTTCTTTTGTTTTAATACTATCGTATGTATATAAATAAATCTCAACATCATGTCCTTGTTCAATTAAAGGTTGCGTTATAAATTTACTAAAAGAAGGATATGAATCCATAAAATATCTGTATCTTCCGCGACTACCATCGTTATATGAAACTCCTACTAAATTAATTCCTATTTTCATTTTTTATATTTTTTTATGTAATCCGAACAAATTCCAATACAATTATCTAAATTATCATTATGAATTTCGGGCATTACTGCTATACTTCCTTTAATTGGTTGTTTACCAGGATATACCCACATCCACCCATTTGAAGTTAAAGTCATAACATCATTTTCATGCCAAAAATAATTAAAACCATCAAACGAATTAAACCATTCCATTGCTTCTATATTTTTACAATGTATCCATAAACTATAATGTCTATCATTTAACCATTGTTGTGTTATAGCATATTGAGGTTCATCATGACCTAATAATAGGATACCTTCTATCATCCAAATATCAATTTCTACATTGTATCCGGCATGAATAGCTTCATCAATATAATCAGGATGATTTTCTCTTTCTATAATTCTACCATCTACATTTCCTCTATGTGATATTAGTATCATTTTTTATTTTCTAAATAATAATTTAAATCCTCCGGTGTACCCAATCCCCACATCTTCTCAATGTTAAATGTTTTAATCTTTTTACCATCCCCAATTGCTTCGTTAAAAGTAGGACAAGTGTAGAACTCATTGTTTGTTCTGATATTCTTTTCAATCATTTGTTCCGCGTATTTAACATAATCAGAACCTTTAGCCCAATAGTAAACACCAACCGTTGCTATATCTGAAATTGGATTTTTTTCTGCTACTTCGGTTACATATCCATACTCATCCACTTTGGCGAATGACCATTTGGGATGTGTTGCTTTGAATGTAAGAATACCACCATCAACTTTTTGTTCAATCATCTTATACATAAACTCATTGCTATCCCACTCTACAAATTGGTCAGAGTTTGCCATAACTAATGGTTGGTCATTATCAATGAATTCCTTTGCTAATAAAGTGGTACATGCAGCACCTTCGGTAATACCATCAACTTCCACAATCTTACAATTTGGAGTGATTAAGTTTAATAAGGTATCTAAATTATACTTCTCTCTATGTTCTTTTTGTACTACATAAATAAAAGTAGCTTCTATATTTAGATTATCAACAACTACCTGAATCATTGGTTTTCCTTCCACATCAATTAAGGGTTTTGGAAATGTATAACCCGCTTGTTGAAATCTACTTCCCGCTCCTGCCATTGGGATAAGAACATTCATCTTACCACCTTGCCATTTTGGAATACTCATATTATTTTTTGTTTCATCTAATTTACTAATAATTTTTGATATTACCAAATCTTTCGGAGAATCTACTCTTAAAACATTTGCTCTACTTCTACTTGCTGCTAATAATCCATGTGGAGAATCCTCTACGATTAGGGTTTCTTCTGGTAATACACCCATCATACTCATTGTCTTCCAATACATTTCAGGATGTGGTTTAGAGTTCTTTACATCCTCATTAGAGATGATTAAGTCCATATACTCAATTATACCTATCTTTGCTAACATAACCAACACAGACCTTCTAATTGAGTTTGAAGCACATGCCAACTTATACCCCCTATCTCTTAATTCCTTAAACAATTCAATCTTTTCTAAATCAGGTTGTAATTCGGATATTGCTTCAATTGTTAATTGTTGTTTTCTATTCCAAACAGTTTCGTATGTATCTCTTTGTAGTCCTTTGTTTTGAGTAAGTAGTTCTAACTTTTGATTTGTTTTTAATCCATCATATATAGAAAGGTGTTCTGCTTCTGAAATAATATATTTGTTACTCTGTGCTATTTCCCATAGGGCAGTATTCAATGTATCGTAGTGTATTTGTTTAGCTTCTACTAATACACCATCTAAATCAAATATTATTAGTTTTGTCATTATTTTCCGTATTTTTGCCAGTCGTTATGTTTGAATAAACCTTCACCATGCGCAACACCAAATTGTTGTTGTGCCCACCATTTACTGATGTTTCCTTCCAATGCAATACCATCACCTGCGAATGGATTAACTGTCTCTAAATAAAATTGTTTCTTATATAAGGTTGGATTATTTGTCCAATTACCATATCTAGACGTTGTTATAAACCATTCACCTTTTTTGCTAATCTTATCTGGAAATAATTCATTCGGATTACACCAGTGGACTGAATCTAATAAATGGGGTGATGTACATTCGATTTCTTTATCATAATATTCTAATTCTCTACCTTGATATTGAAATGAAAAATGTGGAGTACCAGGATACTTTCTATGTCTATATCGTATTGCATTAATTCCGTATTCTTTATTGTTTAATAAATCAATACCTTCTTCTAATTTTTTATAAGTGATATCTCTATTTTCTATTAGATTCCAATCATGTTCTAAAATTAATACATTATCCGTTTGTGCACTTTCTGTGAGTTTGATAAATGCTTTACCTATTCCAATATTGGTTTGCATACCGATTATATTTAAACCAAAATGTTTGGCTATTTGATAATCTTGTTCATTAAACTCTTGAAATAGAATCGTAACATCGTTTACCATATCAAACAAACCATTTTCATAGTATGTAGTTAGGGTATCTACAAGGACTTGTCCACTATGCCAGGATAATATTCCTATGCTGATTGGTAATTTTTCCATTTTTTATTTTTTAAATATCATTTCAACATAATTCCTATTACGAATTATTTTTACATTTCCATTTTCTACAAATCCTAATTCAGCATAAAGATTTTTAGCAAAATTATCAACAAATACCCAAAGAGATGCGTATTTTTTATCTTTTAAATAAAGTTTATATGCTTCCCTTGCATATCCCATTCTTCTATACATAGGATGAATATCCATACCAACTTCATCACCATTGGTTCTGATATATCCAATTCTATCATCGTTGATTTCTATGATATACCATTTTGGTTTTGTATCTAAAAACCATTCAGCACATTGTTCTAATATAAATACTGAATCATTTTCCAAATTCACTCTAGTTGTTTCATCATTTCGAACTTCTAATAGAAATGGTAAATCCCATATAGTCAATTCTCTTAAAACCATTACCAACCCTTTTTGATACAATCAACGATATATTGTCTTTCTTCTTCAGTTACCCACCAACCCACTGGTATAGAAACTACTTTTGGTAATATTCTATCTAATGTTGGTAAAGGACTTCTAAATTCTTTTACTGCAGTGTGTTTATCATTTCTTTCATGTACCTGCGATACTACAATACCACACTCTTTCATATGTTTGTAGAATCCATCTCTATTTTCAATTAATAAACTATAAATCCAAAATGCAGAATTGTGGTCTGGCTTTCTTTCTAATAGGGTTATACCATTTACACCTTTTAAGTTTTCATCATAGAATTTAGCATTTGCTCTATGTTTACCAATAATGGTTTCGGCATCTTTTAGATTCTCCATACCAACAGTCGCACATATATCATTCATATGGAATTTGAAACCCCACTCTACGATATCTGCTTCACAACGGAAATCCTTTCTATTGCCACCCCTATCAATACCATACCAACGAATTAGTTTTGCTCTATTGTATAAATCCTGATGTGGTAATACTAATAAGCCGCCATCGATTGCTGTAATATGTTTGATTGCTTGTAAAGAGTACATAACCATATTACCATGATTACCTAACTTCTTTCCTTTATATTCAGAACCAAATGAGTGTGCACCATCTTCAATGATTGCCGGTCTAAACCCATATAACTCAAATGATTTATCTTGTATCCTTTTTAATCTATCCAAATCTAATGGATACCCACCCCAATGAACTGCAATGATTGCTTTTGTTTTTGCCGTAATTTTTCTTTCTAAATCATCCAAATCCATATTAAGAGTTTTCTCATCAATATCAACCCATTTGATTTTCAATCCATTTGCAAGTATAGGCCAATTAGATGCAGTACAAGTTAATGCGGTTGCAAGAACTTCATCACCATCTTTTAGGCCAGGCCAATTTCTTTCGTGAATTGAGTATCCATCTGCTGTAATGTAGTTAGCGGGTTTTTTTAATAAGTGTAATGCAAGATGTAATCCCGATGTACCTGAATTTAAAGTTACTACTCTATCTGAATTGAAATATTCATTTAGTTTTACTTCAAACTCATCTACTTTAGGGCCTTGTCCTATATATCCACTATCCAATATTTTACCAACTTCTATTTTAGCGTTGGGATTCATATGTACTTTAAACAATTGAATTGGTGTGTTTATTTTTTTCATATTTTTTATTTTAATAAATTTCTACTGGTAATTTTAATCTGATACATTTGTTGATTTTACTTAATAATTTATGCCATTCTTCCGTATCCTTATCTATTATTGCTTGAAATTCAGGAGAAGCGGAAGTTGTACTCATTTTTGTTTTTATTGGAAATCTTCTCATTTGAAAAATTTTACTTGGCATAACCATTTGCATCCAATTATCTGCATACCATATTTTAAATTGTTCAGGTAATTGCATCCATGTTGATTTATGAAATGATATTAAAACACCCCAACCTGTTTTATTATTAGATGGGTCATATGGTTCTATTGCAGGGTCAAGTTCTACATTTTCTTCAAAATTATCACTATGAGCCCCTATGATTCCTGCATTTTCAAACCCAATTTGATTGTGGATTTCATTTAAAATATATAAATAAGAATCAACATCAAAATCAATATCATCACTTGACAATACTATTAAATCGGTACTTGAATTTTTAACTAATTTATTATAAGCAGGAATCACATATGTATTATGTGGTTCTTGTATATGAATTAATTTTTTTATGTGACTTAAATCTCTATTGGGGTCATATGCATTATCTATAATTAGTATTTCTTTAACATATTCCGATTCATCATACTTTTTAAGCATATCAAAAATAGATTCTGATTTCCATAAAGTTGGAAGAGTTATTGAAAATTTATTTTTTATATTTTTTTTTCTAAATTTTTCTATTAATTTATCAACTCTTTGTATTTGAGTATGGTTATTTAAAACCTTATTCATTCCATTTAAGGCAATACGATTGAGTTCGTCTCTATTTTCATTATAATAATTTATCTTTTCAATACAATCTAACATATTATCATAATAAACTATTTCTTCGCCCTCTATAAACAGTTCAGAAAGACCAGTTGATTCGGCTAATCTATCGGTTATAACCATCTTACCACACGCCATTCCTTCAAAGATTCTACGAGTTATTTCTCTCCATCTACTATTCTGAATAACCATTAGACCGGAATTCAAAAATTCAGTATGTTCTATTGCATCCATTCCATTTCGGTTTCCAATCAGACCCTCACCCCATTCTGTAAGGTAATCTAAAAATTCAGAACCACCTCTTCCTCTACTTGTCACCGCAACATATTGAGGCGTTTCATCCATTGGAAATTGAACTGCCGTATCTGCCCAATGTGGGACCCAATCTGCATTTATACCTCTTTTTCTATATTCTTCTGCTGATACTTTATCTGGTGTAATTGTATAATGAAACTTACTGGCTTTTGGATAGTTTCTTACAAAGTTTTGAGGGTCATCTCCACTTTCTTGTATCCAAAATGTGTTTGGTTTTAATGATTTATCCAACCATTTGGAATCAATTCTACCCCAATCCATAAACAATACAATATCCGTTGGGATATCTTGTTGAATCCATAATTGTAATTGGGAATCATCCGTTGCAGTTATTGAAACTATTTCAGTTTCCCATCCTCTCTTTTGGAATTCATTTAATAATGATAAAGGAGTTGACCACGTTTCATTTGGAGAGTGGTTATATATGAATGTTATCTTAGATGGTTGCATAGAAAGAGTTTTGTTTTTCCTGTCTTTCTATTTGTTTATGATGATATAAACAAAATTGTTCTTCTGCCGGAAAATTTGAGAATGTATTGTATCCTGTAATTCTTTCATGTACTTTACCCATCCATGTGACATCATCCGTATTCTTATATATTCTTGTCTGATAATCAGGAAAGTTTACCCATTGGGTTTCGTTTACATTCCAACCCCACTTTTGAATATGAGATTGAGTTAAACCTTCGACCGTATTGATTCGCGGTACGAATACAATATCTACACTATTACTATCCAATACCTCGCCTAATATTTCTATTAGATATTCATGTGGAATTTCATCGGCATCTATTTGAAAAATATAATCCTTTGAACAATGTGATTTAAGATTATTTTTGAATGATGCAAAATCATTATTTAATGAAAAACCAACCACTTTGTGATTGGAATGCATTACATTGATTAAATTAAGATAATCTGCTACCTCTTTAGTAACTGATGCTTCATCATATTGAATAACAATCTCATCTTCTTCTCTAATATGTAATTGTAAAAAATTAAGAAGTTGTGTCAACTCATCAATTTCGTTACAAACTGTAACTGCGTAACTTATACTAGCCATCTTTTTCGTTTATTTCTTTTTTAATACCTTCTCTTCTATCAGAAGTCGTGTTTCCTTCTTTGAATATTTCTTGTAAAAATCCGTCTTCAAAACGTATTTCCCACACATTTTGAATTTTATCTAAAAAATAAGTTCTATAATTATCTAATTTATGTGAGTAAATTGTCCTATTTCTTTTTACATAGGTTTCAAACAATTGCTGTCCATCTTTACCCATTAGTTTAAGTAATTCACTCAATGGTTGGTCTTTTTCAATTGGTTTTGTACCATCCCTAAGATTATTTAGAAATGTAATAAAATTAGCAGGTATTACATGATTCAATAAAAGACAATGAATTTTTTTATCAATTTTACCAATTACAAATACATATCTACTTTCCTGTCCAACTTTCGTTGGTGGTACACCATCAATATAGGTAGAAATACGATAAACGTTTCTAGGTAAAATTAGTGATTTACTAATTCGTTTTTCCGGCTTTAATATTTCTTTATATTGGTTGGTATAAAATTGCATTTTATAATTTAGTTAACTTTGGTAGTTTCAATTCGACGTGACTTGCAACTTTAACATATTTGTTAAGTAAATTACCAAAAGCTTCTGTCATTTTTCCTAATGAAAAATTATTTTTAATATTTGTTTGTAATCCCTTTGAAGTATCTGAATATTTATTATAATTTTTAAACACATCCATTATTTTTTGTGCTGCAGTTGAATAATTTACGGAGAACCATTGTGATTCTGCCATTAGGAATTGATTTGCTGCTGATGGGTGAACATTTGTTAATTCTCCATCTAAATAAATAGTATTAGTTTCAGGTAAAAAATCAGTCAATCCACTCCATTTTGAAACTATAACAGGTTTACCGGTTGTAGCGAATTCGGCCAGTGGTCTACCATACCCTTCACCTTTAGTAAATGATATCATAGCCTTTACTTTTGGATGATGATATAAATTTGCTATTTCGCTTGGTTTCATATCTCCAAATAATAAATAAATCGGTGGACAGTTTTCACCATATTCTTTAGTTATGGTTTTAATTCGTTCACTAATCTCCTCTCTATCGATAATACTAAATCCAGCCATAGATGTTTTTAATATCAAACCGGGTTGTTTATTTTTTGGAAGGGATTTGAAAATAGTACAAAATGTTTTAATTAACATTCCTACATCTTTTCTATCTTGTCCTAAATCTCCACTCAACCAATGACCTACAAATAAGAAATTAAAATCAGTTTCAATTTTTTTATTTAATTTTTCAGTATTAATAAGAACATCTTGTTCTTGATTAGTTCTATTTAAAAAAATATCTAAATCAACTCCTTCAAAAAGAACTTCAATTGGAGTTTGAACATTTATATCTCTAATTTTTTGACCTGATGCTTTATCCACTTCAGAAAATGAAGTTTTTTGCAATACCTCTTTTGTAAATTTAGATGGTACTAAAACTAAATCCATTCTATTACACCCATCAATAAAATCCTTTGGTGCTAAAGTAGTTTCAACTCCTGCGGTAATACCAATATTGTATTTACCCATTTTTTTAAATTCATTAGCAACTGTAACCTGAATATACACATCAGGTTCTTTATCTAACGTTGTAATAACACTGCTCAATACTTTTTTACTAAATTCACTCACACCATCAAGTTGATTTTGTGGTGTAGTTCCCCAACGAGTTGGTACTACTTTCACATCATATTTATCCAAATCAAATAAACTTTGAAGTAAATCTCTACTATGGTCACCATATCCACTCCTTGTAAAAACTGGTGCTTGAAATACTAATAATGGTTTGCTCATATTTTATTTTTTATTTTCCGGTTGAACCGAACCCTCCGGCTCCTCTTTCGGTATTATTTAATTCATTTACTTCTGTCCATTCTACGATTGGGTGTGGTACGATTATAAGTTGACAAACTCTATCTCCCACTTTATATGCTAGGGAATCAAGTCCATTTGATTTAACGAATGTTGCTTGAAGTTCTCCTCTATATCCAGCATCAACTACTCCAACTGAATTACTTAAAATAAGTTCCGTATTTCTAATAGATGAACGTGGGAATATTAAACCCATAAATCCATCTGGTATTTCTAATGCTATACCCAATCCGTATGTTATTTGAAATGTAGTATTTTCTTTAATTGATATTGCTACCAAATCCATACCCGCATCACTTTCTTTTGCGTAAAATGGGAGTGTTGCGTTTTCTTGTAACCTTTTTATATTAACTTTCATATTATTTTAATTTATATAATCCAAACCTATCTTTAGGTCTCCAATTTTGGAAAGCAGTTTCCATCCCATCAGAAAGAGTTTTACACATATTTGTATGATTTAATCCACCTTCATTTAACATCCATTCCCTGCCCGCTAAACCTCTCTTTTTACGGTCTTTTTTAGGAATATCATACCAATACTTCATTGCATCAGCAACTTCGTAAATATCCACCTTATCATCAATAATATATGGTGTTGGAACTGAACCTACTAGAGTTTGAACCTTACTGAATACTGGTTTAACCCATTCTCCATGTCCTAACTTATCTGCCCATACTCTCCAATCATGTACCGAACCGATTTTCACATAATCTTCTGCCGTTAATTCTTTACCATCTAATGTAAACCCACATTGGTCTTGTAATCCGCCTGTAACGTTTACAATAATAGGAGTTCCTGCCATTACCGATTCTGCAGTTGTTAACCCAAATCCTTCGTTACCCGCAATGTTAATAGTAGCATCTGATAAGTTATAATACCAATTTAATTCCTCTTGTGAAATTCTAGTTTCTGAGAACTTAACTTCATAATCAGGACAAATGGTTTCCTTTACTTTAAACAAATCTGTTCCGTTTTGGTCAACCGCTTGGGTATGCATAATTAGACAAGTCTTATCTCTATCTTCGATTGGTAGAGAATCTACAAAGCGTTTATATGCCCAAATGACATCGGATGGTTGCTTTCGTTTGATATTACGATTCATCCAAAATAGGACAAATTTATAATCTTTATCACCTAATACTCTTTTACGGAATTCATCAGGTACTTCAGCAGGTTTAAAGGTATTTGAGTTAATACCATGCGGTACATAGGATACTTGCCAATCTTCAAGGGGTTTGAATGTTGGTGAATCATTTCTTTGTCCTACTCTTCGTACAATACCATATGTTTGTTTAGAAATACATCCTAACCAATCACAACTCTCATAATAATCTCTATTATATTGAGGGTCTGGTAAATCATCCCAAATATGATAAAAGAAAATAGGTACGTTTTCACGTAATTCTGCTTCCATATCATATAACCATCTCCAATAACGAGGGTCGGTAAAGTGTAAGATTGCATCAGGTTGATGTCTCATTATTAACTCGCGTAAAATATCAGCATCACCATAACCACTCCACGGAACGATTTTAACTGAAGCATCAAATACACCACTAATTTTTCTAGCATCATCACCTAAATCAATTTCTTTGCCTTTTTCAGGATGTTCCACTGCTGCACCTAATTGTACCCAATGGTACTTATCTAATGTACCAAAAATTAATTCTTTGGATACAGTTGCTATACCAGAGGACATTCTGAAATCATCGGATAATAAAAGAATTTTCTTTTTCTTTCTTACTTCTGTCATTTACTTAAAATTAAAAATTAAAATTGTGAACCACTTGCGTGTAATTCGGAATACTCATTAATTTGAGTTCTAAAAGATTCGTCTTCAATATATCTGTTTAAAGAACGATTAACTAATTTTTGTAATGTGATGTTTGATTCAAACGATAGTTGTTTGAATTTTGAATAAACATCTTTTACGATTTTGACCGTAGTCAGTTTGGTGTTTGTCATAACTCTCTCCTTTTATGTATTATTTATTATGTATAAATATATAAAAATATATAAAAGAGAAAAAAATTACTGCCAAATAGAACAAATTTTTCTAGATTTGAATTCACACCAATCACAAGCTTTTGATTTATTAGTAGGAAAATCAATTTGTTTTACTGCACCTACTTCATCATATACGGAATCAACAAACTCCATAAATCCCTTCCAAGCTGCATTAACTGATGGTTTCCCATTAGCGGGAACAAACTTAGATATACGTGGTATTGTAAATTCAGTAGTATCTGATATTTTTCTTTTTAAGATTTGATATTCAACCTCAATCTTATCTAATGGAACATTATATTTTTCTGAGTAAAACTTCTTATATAGAAGCATCTGAGATGTTTTAACTTTATCTGCTTTTTGATATTGATTCCAACCTCGTGTTGATGTTTTTAAATCAATGATAATAATTTTACCACTTGATACTTCCTTTAATACAATATCAATAAACCCAACAAAATTAACCCCCGGTCTTACTTCAGCGTTTAGGGGTAACTCAATCGAAACTAATTCAAACCCACTTTTAGTATAAAGTTTATCTAACTTAGTTTTAAAATAATGTAGGATTTGTCTACCATCACCAAAGAATTCCTCTAATTCGATTTGAGTACATGGAGTACCTTCGGTCATTTTAGCCTTTTCAGTAGTAAAATGTTCTACTAACTTTTCCTTTAACATTCCCTCTACATCCAATAGAAGTGCCTGTTTTTTAGAAACTCCGTACATAACGGAAAGAAAGTGTTGAATGGTTTCGTGCATTGCCGAACCAAAGATTGTATGGATATTTGCAGATGATTCACCTAACTTATCTATGTAACTTAGTTTAAATTGTTGTTGACAACCTGTCCACATTCCATATTGACTATAACTTACTCTTGCCATTATTTGTTTTTTTATACTGTAAAGATACGAAAATTATTCGATATTACCAACTATTTAGGATATTATTTCTAACTTAATTCGTTCAAAATCAACACCATTTAACTTAGTAACATCGGTATTATTCAGTTTATCCATTTCAGTTGTAAATTGATACATACCGCCTGTTGCGTTTTCAACATCATTAGTTGAATTAGTAAATTTGATTAAATCCTTTAATTCATCAATAGTTTTTTGTTCTGTCAATTCTTTTATACCATTTTCTAAAAATTCAACTAATCGTATTTTTTCATATTCTGGTAAGTTATTTAATGATACTTCAGATGGACTCCATGCATAATAAAAATCAATGTGTTCTGATGATTTTATAAACTTATTTTCTTCCATAAATTTGATAAAATCAAAAATATGATATGCATTATAAATTGTAGTAGTATATTGAAAATTATATTGTAAACCTAACCCACCATTATATGGAGAGTTTGAAATAAAATATTTTTGTATTGTTTTTAAATTTGTTATAAATCTATCGTGTAGAAATCCTATTCGTTGGTATTCTCCAACTTCACCAATTCCATCGCATGATATAGATAGGAATACTCTATCGAATCCTTTCCATAATTCAACTAAACTATTTTCATCATAAGTAATTACTGATAAATTAGTGTTATAATGAATACTCAATGGTCTGACATTACCCCAATGTTGTTCTACAACTGGCATTGTATCATAAAGATATTTTAATACCTTATAATGTTCTGGCATTATTAAGGGTTCACCCCCTGCAAAATAAAAGCTTTTAATATTTTTTAAATGTGGAATTAGGTCTTCAACAATTGTATCGGAAACTTTCATTACCTTAGTTCTACCTTTAGTATGACCGGGTCTTAATTTATCAAAATCTTCATACCAATTGGATGAAAAATCATGATTACACATTCTACATTTAAAATTACATAAATTTGAGAAGCGAATATCCACATGTTGGAATTGGGAATCAACTGAGTAATCTTCTTTAACTTCAGGCATCTTCCATAAACGATTATTATTAAAATCGGTACGAGGAGAGTGATTATTTAAATCTTCTTTTTTATAACAAACATCACATACTTTATTTCGTTTACCTTCTAACATATCTTTACGCAATTCTTTCATTTGTGGTGAATTAAAAGCTTCTTCAATAGTTAAGGTTTTTAAATCCAATGGTTCATCAAATCCACTTGCTATGCAACAAGGTTTCATTTCTCCCTTTGGTTCTGAGTATAAATGTACGAATGGTAGTATGCAAGTTGTATTACTCACTATATTTTTAATTTTAATTTTGTGATTTCTTTGGATTCTATACCATACTTCTCACATGTGTACTTAATATGTTCTCTACCTTCTTTTGTTGAATATAGTATTTCTAAATACTCTTCAGCCTGTTTTGTAGAACATTGATAATCCTTTGCAACTAATTCAACTAACCATTTTTCGTAGGTATCTTCTTTCTTACCCTTCACATATCTAAGGTAATATTTTCCTTTTGGAATAATACCAATTAGTACTAGATATAATTGCTTGGGTTCTAATATTTCAGTATAAGGTTGTATCTCTGAAATAACCGATATCCAATCTGGATTCATTGAGATAAAACGATGTACCATATAATTAGACCAAGTCTTTTTATCTGCATCATCTAACTTGTCCCAATACTTTGGGTCTTGTTCGGTTGTAATTGCTTTGATATGGTCGAATAGTGATTTGGCCATTATTCTTGTTCTACTTTTAAACCGGGAGGTAATACTTCATTAAGTACCTCACCACAATCACCACATAAGAATAACTCTACCGGCAGAACTTCATCTTTTGGTTTGCCTGATAATAGTTTTGAAATCTTACGAAATCCAAACCCTTGTACAAAAATCTCACCACCACATTTTGCACATCCTATTGGGGTTGTTTTTTCTAAAGGAATTTTTACTTCTTCCTGCTCACCTATTGGTTGTCCACCTGCTCCTAAAATTTGTGCCATATTGTTTTAATTTATAACCATTAATAAATCCATTTCTCTACATAAGAAATATTCAGTATCATCTAATTTAATTTTTTGAATATTCATTCCGCCGGATGGTAATAATACTTTATCACCTACCGATACTTCCATTGGAATTTTAGTTCCGTTTTGGGTATAAATACCATTACCTACTGAAACAATTATACCGAATTTATTATCACCATCTTGAACAGTGTCTGGTATGATAATACCACCAATCCTTTTTTCGCCTGTTTCTACTTTGATTAGGACTCTATCTCCTAATGGTTTTGCTAATTGTACTTCTGTTGACATATTTTTTTTGTTTTTAATCGAACCATTGGGTTCTGTTAGTTTTTACGTGTTTTACTCCAGTACCCTTTAGGATTTCATGCCCTTTCTTTTTCCATGTAGATATCACCTTACTATCTCTTTTTTTATGTAAAGCCAATTGGTCTAAATATGAAAAGAAATCTTCCTCTGATAGTTTCTTTAAATCCTCATCAGTTAGGGGATTGTTTGGGTCGTATGTTATCATTGTATCCGTATTTATCCTTAAATATACGAAATAATATTCGTATTACCAAATTATAAGGATACTATTTTTTGAAGGTATTCTTCGATTTTTTCGGGTTTACTCCCTATTAGGGGTGTTTCTACTACATTCCCCTCAAAGACTCCTAGAAACGTAGGTATATTCGTTAAATTGATAATGCTCCTACTCTTTGGTGATTCATCTGCATTAATATGAACAAATAATATATTTTCATAATATGTAGATAATTGTTGAAGATGGGGTTTAATCCGTGCACAATCAGGACACCAATCTGCGTAGAACATTACAAATACCTTTGAATTCTCTTTAATAATTTCACTAAGATTATCATTAACTAATTCTATCATAACCCATTAATATATTCCTTTAATCTATTTTGAGGTGTCCATCCTAATCTATTTAGAGCATCATCATTTTCTCTAAGTGTTTTACGATAGTTTCCCATTTGGTCGGGTATATGTATTGAGTCAGTTCCAAATTTTTCTTTAAACATCTCATATACTTCATTGATAGAATAATTTATACCAGTACCCAATTCCCAAGCATCTTCATGCTTTTCAGAACCAATTCCTATTTTATATAAGCCATCTATAATATCATCAACATGAGTGAAATCTCTCCGTTGTTCGCCATCACCCACAATAGTAATTTTTTCACCATTCTTAACTTGTCTTCTCCAGATACCAATTACTGCTGCCCAATCTCCTTCTACAATTTCTTTCGGGCCGTAAACGTTATAGAATCTACAAATTTCTACATCTAAATTATAAACTTTTTTGTATAGTTTATAAATCTCCTCACCCATATGTTTAAAACAAGCATAAGGTGATTGATATGGGTCATGCCAACGAGATGATGAACCTGCATAAACAACTTTTACATTATTATGTTTTGCCCAATCTGCAACAGATAAAGTTGCCGTTGTATTTACTCTGAAAGTTTCTAATGGGTTTTCAAATGAGGGTTGAATTCTACTTAATGCTGCTAGATGATAGCATAAATCAAATTTATCACCTCTCCAATATTCAATTTGTTCGATATCTCCACTTATATAGTTACATCCCTCTATGTGGTTTTCTACTAAACCACTATCGTAATTATCTAATGAATGAACTTCATGTCCTTCAGTTAGTAATCGTTTTATTAAATTAGTGCCAATGAATCCTGCACCACCTGTAACTAATATTTTCATATCTATATTACATCATTTATTTCAATAAGAGTTGCCATAAAACAAATCTCCTTATCTACAATCATAGCATCTTTATATTGCCCTTGTGCAAGAATCATAATTACGGCAGAAGTATTACCCACTGCATAATCGTTTACCTTTTCGTAAAGATGGGTGTATAATTCAGTAAAATCTTGTACGCGGGAATCTGCAACTGCTTGTCTTAGATTTACATAACGATTTCTCTTATCATCCTTTGATTTAAGAATATCTATAATTTTTACTCTAACATCTGCATCAGATATACTGCTACTATCAATTTTTAATACTCCTTTTGAGGAATTAAGTTGACAGGTATTAATAATTTTACGAATATCTGGATAGGATGAATCTACGATTGGAACTAATTCTTTTATTTCAAATTGTATTCTTTCCTCCGTTAATATTTTACTAATTTGTACTGCAACATCTTTTTTAGTAGGTGGGATAATTTGAAAAGTTTGACATCTACTTTGTATCGGGTCAATAATTTTTTCCACATAGTTACAAGTCAAAATGAATCGACAATGTTTACTAAATGTTTCCATTAGATTTCTAAGAATTGCTTGAGCCTGAGGAGTCATATAATCAAACTCATCTAAGATAACAATTTTTATATCCTTAAACCCAATTGTAGATGCAAATGATTTTACTTTATTACGGACAGTATCCACATTGTTTTCATCAGATGCGTTTAGTATCATAAAATCACAATTGATTGAATTAACAATCAACTTTGCAAGTGTAGTTTTACCAGTTCCTGCTTTACCATAAAGTAAAAGATGTGGAACATCACCGCTTTCAATATAATCACGAATCTTTTGTTTTAAATGGTCATTACCAACATAATCCTCTAATTTTTTAGGACGATATTTTTCAACCCAAAGTGTATTTGGGGTTTCTTCTTTTATATTTTCTTCAAAAAATGCCATATTATTTATTTTATATTTTAAATAGTCTTTTTTATAAAGGTACACAATGCATATCTACCAATTCCACCCACTACTGTTGAAACTCTATGCTCAACATCAGAATTACTTAATGATACTATTGCTACATTTCCAAATACAGGTGAAACACTTTCATTACCATCTAATATCAAAATACCACCATCATTATCATTATATGATTCATTTAAATAAATTAAAATAGAACAAACTCGTTCTGGGTACATTCCATCTTTATGGTTTTCAATTACACATCCATCATCATAAAATGTAAACTCATTTACAATTGTAGATAGTGTAACATCTTCATCTATTTGAAAACATTTTCTAACTAACTGGAATATTGAGTTATTAATGAGTGTAACATTTATATTTTTAGTTTTACATACTTCTGCAAGTGATTGATTGTACCAAGCTTGTTCTACTTTTTTTAATTTTTCAAAAGCTTTTAATTTTTCAATTTTAGCATCATCGTATGATTCATATTCATTTTTAAGTTGAAATGGCATACCTAAATTTAATTCTCTTTTTAATTCACCATCTATTCTGACCCTGGTCATATAAGATTGTAAATTATCGGTTTCGTTACATTTAAAAGGTAATAATAGATTATATAAATCCATATCATACTCTTTCAAATTAAATTGAGTATATCCTTTTGTTTGTAAATCAGATTGAATTTTATTAAACTTCATCGGTATTGTATTTTGCTAATTCTTCCGGTGTTGCGAATGGTTCGGGTGGTTGTTCAGCCCAAAATTGTTTTTCCAAATCAGGTGTCCAACCATCTTCACCATCAAGAGAACCAAAGAAATCATTTTCTAAATCTTCTAATGATTCGTTTATATTTTGTATAGTTGGAGAATTAGGGCCGTGTTCCGGTTTCCATGTTGAATTAGTATAACTCATTGTACTACCACTTGGATACCCATATGCAGTTCCTGTTGTAGTTGATGTTATAAATTGTGGTGTTGCGTATGTTATAGAACCACCACCCGGTGTTGTTGTTATTGTTCCAGATGAACCACTACCACAATTTATTGTATATGGGTTATGTGGGTTGTATGGTTGGATAAATGGTAATGTTTGTATTGTTCCAGTATTCGGAACTCCAAACGGAAATCCTATTGGTTCTTCATCCTTAACCTCCGCCAATTTATCTTTTAATATATCCCATTGTTTTGGAGTAATATTAAACTCATGTACTCCTTCCGTAAATCCTTTTAACCAAAGGACGAATTCTTTTGATGTCATTATGTATAAATATTAAAATTTGTAAAAATTATGGTTTGTAAAATACAAATATGGGTTCAAATTTATATGCTTTACCATCATGCTTCACTGCGTTTTTAATACCTGTTTTAGATGGGTCTAATCCTACCATTCGAGTCATTAACATTTTCAATCTACCTTTATATTCACATCCCAATTCAGTTAGAATATCAATAGAATCTTGTTCTAATGCATAATAGGTATCCTTACCAATTTTAATATCGGCAATGTTCCATAGAATGTATCTATCATTTTTAAGATAATCATAAATGGTAGTTAGAGTAGGATGTAAGAAGTTTTGTCTCCAATCCTCATACTCACCATATGCTTTGAATGATTGATTCTCATCTTGTGAATATTGTTCTCTATTGAAATATGGAGGTGATGTGAATGCTAAATCCAATTTACCTGCATACTTTTGAAACTTAGGATTATGTTGAATCAATTCCGAACCATCTTGAAATAACTCATAAGTGTTTGATTGTTTTTGAACATCAAAGAACTTACCAAATGTTTCTGAATAATCATCTACACAATTTTTATTGTAGAAATCAGCAACATACTCATAACGTGAAATACCTAATTCCAGTATAAAGTTATCAGGGTTCGGGTCAGTTCCAATGTAATGGGTTTTCTTACGAGAACTCATTGCACCTAATATCCTACCACCCCATCCACTTGATGAATCATAAATGTGTAAGGGTTCTGATTGTTCAATATGAGATGTGTAATGTTCGTATAACCACTTAGCAGTTAGTGCAGGAAAATTCACTGCAGGTTGACCACAACTTAAACGAAACACTTGTAATATCTTTGGAAAAATACCAATTGTTTTATCATACCAACGAATCAGATAGAAAAACTTTTTAACCGTCCCGTCTTTTAAAGTAGTAGATGGTTCAATAGTTTTAATATTAGATAATTGAGTATGCGATAACCATCCCTTATCCTTACATTCTTGTACTTGTTCAGCAGTTAAATATAGATTACCAAACCCAATATATTGTTCATTGATAGTACCATAATTATCTAAGGTATCTTCCTTTACTTTCGCAAGAACAATACCTATGTTTTCGTACTTACCAACGAATACTTTACCTTCATGCACTTTTTGTATAAATTCAATACCAGTTTCACCATCCCAAAATTCATTCTCATCTTTCTTATTCACAATAGAACGTGACCACGAATACATAGAATCTTTCTTAACCGCCCTCTTCATTATATGAACGAAGGTATCTTCTAATTTCGGGTCTGAGAAATGGTCATAAATGGATAATCCACCTTCTGCTGATTTACCAATTGATATTTTGGTTTTCAACATAGTTGGAAAGAATTGATTTACTGCTGATGCATCTTTATTGAAGTTTTGTAAAATACCCAATGAGTTATCATCTCCCGTCAAATCTTTTTGAAGGAAATCACAATCATTTGTTTTTAACTTTTTGAATGAATCGATTATATCATTCTTATCTTTACCAATAACGGGAGGTACACCATCAGTATCCCATTGTTTAGTTACCTCTACGCGTAGTAACTTTG